TCGTTGCCTACCTCGTGCTGATATAAGTAATTATCAGACCCAGCACCAATAGGAGGCCCAAGGACAGATTGATCAATCCAAGCAGTACGACCCAAAGTCCCAAAATCCCACTGCTGGAGAACCGTATTGTATTTAACATAGCTATCATTCTCGGTGGATGATGCGGATGGATAGTACCATGTAATCTCATTGAATTGGCTATTTACGCCGCAAGCAACCTTATAAAGATATGACGTATTAATGTTTTGAAAAATAACGTCCCAAATTGGGCACGGGATAGATTGAACACCTGAGCCAACCATCATGAAGAATTGTTTTTGGCTCATCCAGTAGACAGCGCCATTTAATTGGCCTGAGCAATGGCGCGATACTGCTCCGCAATTGGAGCCAATTTTGTTGAACCCGTAAACCAATGGTGCGCCAATATATTGCATTGCCCAAAGGTCTAAATCGGTCCACAAAAGACCTTGTTGCGAAGCTTGAACACCTGCAACGATTTTGGATCCCGTTGGAATACGGTAAGACCCCGCCTGATTTGTGGGGGTCGCAATCCATTGCGTGAAGTCACCAATGTCTGACCACCTAACCAAAAGCGGATCAGGTGATAATGTAAATGAAGAGCCATAAGCAATCACTTGGCGCTCTGGCATCGCAACAAATGCGCCGCTGTTTACTAACGGACAATTTCCGCCAACAATCTGTGCATTTTGTAATTGACCGCTTGGATCCCAATAATAGATTGCACCACCCGCAGGGCAAGCAATTAAATCTTGACCAAAGTTATCAAGCGTCCAATCAGTTGCCGTGATCGGCGTTCCAGGAACGCTAGGTTGTGTAGTACCAACACCAAAGCCACCAACACCAAAGCCACCTACGCCAAAGCCTGTGCTAGTAGCCTGTGGGCCTTGAGCAATATAAAAAGTAGCTTGGATATTTCCGCCATTAATATATACGCTCGCGCCGCTGGTTGCTGTATTTTGGGCAGAAAACGTAAATACGCTGCTCGAAGTAACTGTTAAAACAGTATAAAGCCCAAACAGGGTTACGCCACCAACCGTTGTTGACACGCCAATGTAAAATTGATTTCCAGCGCTGTATCCGTGGTTGGCAAGTGTACAAGTTATGATTGATGAACCACTCGTTGTGGTAAAATAATATGAAACGCCCGGCGTATAAGGCGAGGCAGTTGCGTTGCTCGCTGCTTGAATTGAATAGTTTGCGCCATATTGAATAGTTCCAGCAACAGTTTGAGACCCTGTTGCGGTGCTTGCAAATGTAACGGATGTCGTGGACGAAGAGATAACTGTCCAAGATCCGTTATATTGCAATGGGGTAACGCCGCTGATCAAAATAATTGAATTAGCAGGAGGCGCAACAGATTGCGTTGGAAACGTAATCGTTGCCGTTGTTCCATTGCCGCTTGTTGTGCTTGTTGCGGCGGTGACCGCAGCAGTTGCCGAATAAATAGGATAAGGACCAGTTAAAACCAATCCGCCCACAGCAACAGGAGTGACATAATCAACATAATCTAATGTGGAAGCAATAAGACCGTAATCAACAACTTGAACGACATTTGATCCGTTTGTTGCCGTAAAATTAGGCGTCGAATTAGTAACAGTCGTTTGAGGTGTTATATTAATAAGCGTGTTGTTTGTTAAAACGGTAAGTGATGTTTCAGCGCCAATACCAAGATGATTAATGGCATTAAGATCCGCCCATCCTTTAAGCGCCCGAATTTTAGAAGTAATTGCCGCAGCAAAATAAGCTACCCAGCCGCCAAGCTTTTGCGCCAATCCATAACCATTTCGTTCAGGCAAAAAACGAACAAGCTGAGACGATGAATATGCCGCCTCATTCAACGCAGGAGTGGTGTTGGTTTCGACGCCGGGTTTCAGCTTAATCGTATTATGAGGCATTTGTTACCTCGTTGGCGAGGCAAAAGGTGCAGGAGAATAAGGCGTCCATGCAGCGGATTCAAATTTTTTGCGATTCTCTTCGACCATGGCGCTTTTGAGCAATCCTTGGTATTGGCTTTCATAAGTTTGAGCCATGGCTGGGTCGTCGTTCAACCGACCAAAGTTACGTTGGTAAGCCGATATATAAATCATGGAAGCCATGATCAACATATCCGGCAAGTAGACAGAAATGTAGGTTTGCGTGTTCGTTGCAGATAACGGAGCAGAACGAACTGTTCCTGTCAAGCGAACGGAATAAGTCGAATCCGGTATAGGGCCAACGATCATATTTTGACTAGTTAAACCAGTTGTCGCAGAGTCGCCGCCATAAACAGCAAAGTATTGCGGAAGCCCTTGCGTTGAACCTGTGCCATATACATTTTGAATAAATTCTTTTCCGACTGGCAGAAGAGCAGAAGAGTTTCCTGAATTGTCAATTACTTCAAATGTTTCCATAACGACGAATTGAGAAGTCGGAATTGTTAAAGTCCCATTGCCTTGCGTAAAAGAATAAGATGAATTGCTGATTTGGGTTGAAAGGAAATCAAGATCACGCTGCATCCGCAGTTCGGCATAAGAAATCATTTGAGGCAAAATGATTTGAAAGTTTGTGTCCGTTGTTGGGACAACTGCCATTGTTGCTATCTGCTGGACGTAGGTATTGTAATCCATGACTATCCAACCATTTTTGCAGCAGTTTCTTTTACAAATGCAACCCGGTTGCTCCAGCCATGGCCATCATGAGACCAACCCGGCAAAGATTGCAAAAAGGCAAGCCTATTATCGCAGATTTGCGCGGATAAGTCAATGGGATCGTACGAGTTGACCAGTGATAATGTTCCATCGCCGATGATTCCATCTTGAACCGCGCCAACGCAAGCCTGAAGAACTTTTGCGGCTCGGCCATCGCCGGAGTTTACTTCAAAATCGAACAATGCATAATCGACGCCAGAAGGAAGCAAATCACCTTTGTTTTTGTCCCAGTACAAAGATTTATAAAACGGCATGACAAGCTCGGGTGTGAGGCCACGCATCGTCGCCTCGTCGACTTCATGTCCGACGTAAGCCTCCCATGCGCGTTTTGTTACGCCGAGGTTTGTCATTCCGCCCGGATCTTTTGGATCGTTAACGTAGCCGCCCTCTTCTTTTAGAATAAGAGCAAAACATTTTTCGAAATTTTCTTTCATTGTTTATTCCCCAAAGAAGCCGTGAGTGCATCGGTCTTTTGTTTGGACCCAGCAGAAGAGCCAAAATAAAAACCCATGACGCTTGTCCATGCAGTCCCGAGCGTACCGATCAGCATAAGCAATGCTTCACCGCCCGTGGCTGGAAGGCCAAAGTGCAGGATGTACGCAATAATGCCGAAGAAGCCCAGCGTGACGCCCACAGCCAATACGCGGGGGATCCAGTCGCGGGTTGCGATCTGCATATTACGGGCTGAATCGCGATCCTGTTCAGAGATACGTTCCAAATCAATGTCCAAAGATTTCATTTGAACTTTGAAGTCGGCGTCAATCTTTTTAAGCGCAGCCAACTGATCGCCAGTAGGATTGGCAAGAGCCGACATAATGTCGTCCTCGGTGCCATTCTCATGGCCGAAGAGGGCATTTGATACAGCTTTAACCGCCATGCCAGCGATAGGTCCACCAAGAGCCGTAGCAATCGTAGGGGCAACGGACCCAATCAGAGGGCCAAAAGTTTTAAGGATGTCCATTTATTTTCCCTTTTCCAGAAGAGTTAACCGTTTATCCAGTTCTGCCCGTGCAAGAGCCGCAGCCTTTTCTATTGCATCAATTTTATCACCCAATGCTTCACCTAACTTTTGTATGGCAAGCGTTAAATCAGCCCTAATCAATGCTCTGGCGGCAGCGGCATCAGCCGTCATTTCCAGCCGAACCTTATTACTTTCGGACAATTGGCGCTCACGATCTAAAGTCATATTGGCACGGGCAAGAGCGGCATCGCGTTCAACTTGGTCAATTCTCATGCTAAGTTTTTCGCGTATTTCTGCCATCTCAATAGTCGTACCTTGCGTTGGAATAGCCTTGTTTTCGCTATTAACCACCACGGCTATCTTAGACTTTAGTTGTATTATTTCGTTGTTCGCGTTGGAAAGCGAGTTCATTAAATACACAACGCAAGAGAACAAGATTGGCACACCAGCAAACACGATTTTTTCAACCAATGCGCCCTTGGACGCACTAGCTGCCATTTCCTGTTCTAATTTGTGTTGCTGTTCTTCAATCTTTTCCATGTTACTTCACCGTTATCATGAGGATTACGCCAATCACACCAATGCCCAAGACTAGAAAGCCAACAATGCTTGCAATCATAATAGCATCCTTGCGATTCTCTTCTTGTTCCTTCAATGCGGCCGCGGCTTCACGAGCAGCTTCCTTACGCATTTCAATTACTTGCCGTTGAATGCCTTCCCATGCTGCTTTCCCATATTGGGAAACAAACAGATTTTTTACCTGAAGCTGCATATCAAGGGCTTTAGCCTTAACGGCGTATATCTTGACCGCTTCAGCCTCAAACTCAGCCTGCGATTGAAACAGTTTTTTCTTACGAGGCGTAGAAGCTATCGTGACAATCTGGCCAACTTTGCCAAAGAGGTTGCTTACCTTTTCGGCAGTCGCCATCATATCCTGCCCTGCATCGACGGCGGATTTGATCGAATTGTAGATCGCTGTCGCGCCGGCAATGAGGGTGAATGGATCCATGGCAACCTCAGTAGGGCGGAGCTTGTGTTTGTATAACGGGTTGGGAAAGCTCGGTAACTTGCATGGCAATTTGAGACTCAACCCCTGCCATACTAATGCTTTGCGCCACCCACTGATAGGCCATAGCTTGCGTGATATCGGCATATGGAACAAATTCAGCGGGATTGGGGGATCCAAGGGTTACCGTGCCAGAGGCCGACGACGTGTATGTTCCGTCCGATCCTGTGCAGACCCAGTTGATCCCCGTCACGACGTTTTGAAGACTGTCGTAGGAAGGGTTAACGATAAATTGGGGAAACGACCAAGTGAATTGCATATGTCAGGTCCACGTTATTTTAAATTGACCATTAGCTCCCGCGCCAGCTTGACCACCCGCCGTCCCACCAACACCAACGGTGAAAGACAAAACAGTACCGGGCAATGGCCCTGTTGATGGCGTCAAGGTTACGGCAGCGTAACCGCCACCACCCGACGCGCCGCCCGTGTTCCAAGAAGCGCCTGAATTGTTAACGTCTTGATCAAACCAAGCTGGACCGCCGCCACCGCCGGGTATTGATCCTGCATTACCTGTTGCAATGTTACCGGATAAACTATTTGTCGTGCCACCGGCTCCGCCATTGTACCCGTTGCCAGAAGTTCCAGGCCGATCACGCCCACCGTAAGCCCCATAAGGCGTACCCGCCGTACCCGTGCCATTTGTCGTGCCACCTGAACCAACGCCACCTGCGCCGGATGCGCCGGATGAACGGTCACTGGGTGCGATATTGCCTTTTGCACCACCCGCTGCGGAAAGAGAATAACCCGCAACCGATATAGAAGAAGTGCCGCCATTGGTGCTTGTATCCGACCCGCCGAAACCTACTGCCGGACCACCACCGCCGCCACCGCCGCCCCATACTTCAACAGTGATGCTGTTAGCATATGCCGGAACAATGAATGTTCCAGAGCCGGACGTGTTTTGTGTAAAAGATCCCGTGGTCGCAACATTTTGCGTACCAAAACCTTTTATCGATGCGGCCCCAGTAGTTAATAAAGTTGGCATATCAGGCAAACTTTGCGAGGGTTGCGAGAATGGTATAGGTTGCGGAAGCTGTTTTTATGATCGTGTAGGTATAGGTATCGACCGAGTTTGCGTAACCCGAAGAAGGGGTTGCACCATTAATCCATTTTGGCGTGACGGATGCGCCATCAATAGTAATTGCGCTGTTGTAATAGGCCGTTGAACCATTGGTATTCAAAAATGCCACCGTTATCGACTGTCCAACTGCCAAGGCGGAGTTGAGAGATGTACCGCTTGATGCTGCAAAATTGAGCGTAAAATTGGCGGTTGAGTTGGAAGAATAATAAAGAACGGATTGGCTTGTGATGTAATAATTGATCGTGCCGCTTGTGCCGGATCCAACCACCGTAACCGTTTCCGAAATGTTGTTGAGAAGCGCGGAAAGCTGTGTTGTCGACAAGGCAAGCGTCAATTTGCCGTTAACGGTCGTGGTGTTTGCGCCCGTTGAGCCAAGGGTCGTGTTGCCTGTGACGTTCAAAGTTGGCAATGTGCCACCTTGAAGAATGCCATCGTCGGCATAACGCACGTTTGTGCCGTCCGAATAAATTGACGTGTTGTAACCTTGAGCGGCGGTAACGGTTGATCCACCACCGCCGGAAGCCATAGTGACCGTGTATGCGCCGCTTGTCGTATTGTAAACAATCCAACGCCCTGCAATACCCGAAGGAATAGTGATCGTAATGTTGGCGGAAATAGCGCCCGTCAACGTAACACGCATGGCTTGTGTTTGACCGGAGCCATCCGTTGCAGGGCCACTAAGCGTTACGTTGGCGTTTGTTAAAGCGATTGAGGTTGTCCCTGCCATTTGGTTGTCAAGGATTATCTCGTTTGCGTTGAGAGGCGTGTTCCAAGCCGATGAGTTATAAGCGGGTTGGTTTAGCGCAAGATTTGGAGTGCTCATGGCTTGTCCGCCTTATTGTCAAGTTTGTCGTAGATACGTTGGAACATATCTTCAATATGCGCCATCCGCTTGTCCAAATCCACCTTCAGAACATATTCCTTTGGCATATTGGCTTCCAGTTTATTCAAATCACGTTGCAGTTCTTTGACTGCGCCCCATAGTTCACGCAAAAACCATCCCGCCACCGTCAGGATTGCGCCGCCAACTATGTCTATAAGGGTTTGATATTCAGTCATGACTAAGTCCAAGTTAATGTTACTTGACCAGCAGCGCCCGTGCCGCCACTGGTATAATTTCCTGACCCGCCGCCGCCACCTGCGCCTACGGTAATACTTAAAACAGTGCCAAACGCTATTGCGCCACTTGCGTAGGCTTTGCTGCAATAACCACCGCCGCCGCCACCTGATCCGTTACCAGATGAATCACCGCCACCTGAGCCACCGCCGCCGGGCGCATTACCTGAGAAACCATTTCCGGGGCTGCTTGTATTTCTGCTTGCTGTTTGTCCACCGCCATTAGGTGAACTGCCGCCATAACTTACGGAGTTTCCGCCACCAGATGAACCGCCTGTTGTATTTGTCGTGCCGCCTGAAGCAGTACCGCCTGATACACCCGCTGGGAAACCCACGGATGTGACGCAACCCAATCCACCATTCCCGCCGTTTGCCACCAAACTTAATGACGCAATTTGGGTTGTTCCACCTGCTGCACCATTGGTGGCGCTTGAAAGTCCCTCACCGCCACCGCCGCCGCCAGCACCATTCATGCTAATTGTAAGAGTACCTGCATATACAGGAACGGTAAACGAATATGTTCCCGCAGTATTATATGTTGTTGATCCTGTTGTTGCGGGATTGGTGCTTTGTTTATTATAAAACTGGTCCATACCTAAACTGGTGGAGGTAAATGTACCCGTTGAAGTTGTATTTGGCGTATACCATCTTACTCCACGATAGGCAGACAAAGCATACCCTAATGCAAATGCTGCATTAACGTCCGCCATTGAAATTGGGCCAGATGCAGGAGTTGCCATTACATCTTGCTCCGCAAATCAGCAACTTCAGCACGTAGTTCCTTAATGGCTTCAATCAATACGCCAACGATATTGCCGTATGCAACGGATAGATTTTCACCTTCCATGACCACTTCTGGCAATACTTCCTGTATTTCCTGAGCAATAACACCAACACCCTTGGCTTCGCTGTCTATGCGGGTGTAGCGAACGCCGCGCATTTTGCCAACCAGATCAAGAGCATTGTCTATGGTGGATACGTCTTTCTTTAAACGTGCATCGGAATAGGCGGTGACGTTACCTGTAGCAACCACGTTACCGCTTGAATCAATGGTCATAAGTTGCGACCAAGTGATTGCGTTGCCAGCGGTGCCGGATGCGGCACTATAAAAAGCCAAACCACCAGATTGTCCATATCTTATGGCGGCAGCATAATCGCCGCCATTATATAGGTAGGAGCCGCCTGTTGTTGTGGTACGGAAGTTATAACCAATGTAAGGATAATCACCGCCACTTGTACCAATTGTTGCGGTATTAATTTGACTTCCTTTTGAAGCCGCTGTTGAACCATTAATGACGGAAAATGCATAATTTCCTGTTGGTATGCCGCCAATACCTACGTTGCCGGAGGCGCTTAAGTTCATGACAGGAGTGGGAAACACTCCACCCCCAAGCGTAGTCGAAGGGATGAAAGAAAAAACGCCTTCAGTATTATAATCGCAACCAATAACCCAATTTCGATTAACTGTAAAATTGCGGGTCGTATCAAAACGAATGGCTGTTCCGGCACCACTTGTTAAACGAATTGGGGTTGGACTACTTGCGTTTGTGACATCCAGAGAATACCCCGGCGAAGTCGTCCCAATACCTACATAACCGGTATCCAAAATTGTTACTAAATCCGTTGTAGTTGATGATGCGCGTTTGCTGAAAGTCCAAGAATATCCGGTTCCATCTCCAACATATGCG